TTTATTAGTATTTAAATATTATCCTGCTTAGGTTTGATTTTAGGTTTATTTATTAGTCCTATTTCCATTCTTATCCAGTTAAACTCCCCACAAAACTTACCCGCATTTTCACATAAATGAAAATATATAAAAGCCCTATTGAACCAAATTTGTGCCTGTTGTGATATATTTTCAGGAAACTTCACTACAAGTCTATGATACTATACTATATTAAATCTTTGTATGATTTTATGACCTTCAACCATTTTTCTGATTGACTTTCTGACAGCGGAATCGTCTTTCCATTTCATAGCCTTGCATATATCGGCTACCGTGCAGTTAGGATTTTCTATTACAAACTGCCTTATTTTGTTTTGTAATGGGGTTTCCTTGCCTCTTACATTGAAATCATTAATTACTCTTGGTTGATTCTTGATTGTTTCAACCAAACTAAACGTGACCTGTTATTTTGTCCTGTTCTGCGTTGAATGTTAAAGTTGCAGTTCCTAGCATTGTGTGTTCTGCTTCTGCTTTTCTGTCCATATATCCGTCTTTTCCTTCTATTAGTGCATCACAAAAAGTTCCCGCATTTATGGAATGTACTCCTATCTTTGTTGCAAGTCCTTTCTTAAAATCAAACCCTACTGCACCCGTTGGCGTATATCTTTTTTGGTGCAAGTGACCGGAAATGAATACATCCATGTAATGATTTCTACGCTGTTTTTCCATCTGTGGTTCTGGTTTTCCACCGCCACTTCCATGAATTGCAGAAATTAACCATTGGTTTAATATCTTACCGTTATGTCTTACTTCCAATCCTATAACTGCCCTGCTTCCCAAAAATGTAAGTCCGTTAGGAGTACACATTGTATTTTCCAAATATGCCCTTGTTGCTTCTTTTATATTATATTCGTGGTTGCCATGAAGCAACCCCCAAACTTTTTCATTCATTCCTTTTTTAAGTTTCCACATTTTCTTTGGCTCATATATTGCCTTTTTTGCCTGTTCATCCCAAACTTCTTCTTGACCTTCATAAGGTGTCAGTCTTGATATATGCTCTTTTAGTAATGGATTTGAAAGCTTTTGCCACATTTCTCTTTGGTTGTCTACATCGTGAATTAAACTCATGTCAGGATTAAATCTTTTATCATAAGTAGTAATTGCATCAAATTGATCCCCTAAAAATAATGTGTATCTGTTATCACTATTGGTAATTGCTCTTACTCTTTTTTTATAAAGTTCTTTGTCAAATCCCATGTGTCCGACATGAATATCCGACAATGGTTCTAAGTGAAATATATCATCTTTTTTTTCTAAATTAATTGTAACTTTTTTACTTATCATGTACTGTTATTAAAATATTTAGTTAAATATAAACTTTAGGAAAAATTAGGAATTTTGGAATGTGTAAATTCTTATCAGTTTATCTGTATAAGCAGATACGATCATTCCAAATTTTTGTGAGTCATCTGATTCTTTGGGTAATTTATTTCTGATTTCTTGAACTGCTATTGCTTCTAACCTTTTTAATTTATCTAAAGCTCTTTGTTCTGCTTCAGTAGGCTTAACTTCATCTCCCCAATTTACATTACTTGCGACTTTATATGTACTAGGCACAAATTCTGCATACTGAGTATTGTTCATGTCAATCATCTCAAACTTAGGATCTAGTTCTTTTGCCTTTTCTGATAGTTTTATAATCTGTTTGCATGATTGTCTTCTATCAATTTTGGCTTTGCTATCATCTTTAAGAATTATCCATTCTGTTTTCAGAGTTCTCATTATGTCAACCATAGCTTCATTGGTCATGTAATAGATTTACCAATCGATAATATAAATGTATGTAAATAAAAAAAGAAGGGTGTAGTGCTTATTCAGCAGCTACGAGATCGAAATAGGGCATACCACCTTTTTTGGATTTGACCTTTTCCGCAGGGCATTTCACTTTAAACGTTTCACCGTTTGCAAGTGCTTTCCTTAAATCTTCATCTACGAGCTTACTGACTATTGCCCTTCTGGTTGTATGGATTTTAGATACTGTTGTACCATCTTCCTTTTCCCATTTTTCAGATGTTGAAATCTTTACTCCCGGAGTTTCTTCGCCATCTTTTGTATATGGTGAGTCCTCAACTGCGGTTATGGTGAATACTTTATCACCGATTTCAGATAGATTTATGGAATCTCCTGATTTTTGTCCAAATTTGTTGAAATCCGACATGAAGATATTAAATCAAAACTATAATATAAACGTTTACTCTAAACAAAGACTTATATATGTCATTCAATTTAATTATTTTACTATGGCAAGACCAGCAAATCCTAATAGAGTAACAACTCCTATTAGCATATTAAAATCACAAAAATTGAGATTGCGTAAATATGCACAACCTGATCAAAAACGAAAAGGATATGAAAGTGATCAAGTAGTTCTTGAAAGAATATTAAGAGAATACGAAACCAATCATGCAATTAATTGTGAACCAAAAAGTACATACGCAACTAAAGGATAACTCCTTTTTTTTATGAAGTTGCTTCTTCCATTTCTTTTAAACGTGCTTGTTGTTCTTCTTCTGTAAAACTGTGCCAAATTTTTCTGCATACGGGGGAGTCATAAAATATTTTTTGTCTTCCTTTGTATCGTGATGGCAGTTCTCTATTACATGGACATTTACAACGTAAAACTTTGTCACGTTTTTTCATTTTTTTAATCTACACTTTTTTTGTCTTTTTTATTATCTTTCCCATCTTCATATTCTTCATGGTTTGCTGAATTTTCTTGTCTTTTGATTTCATCATCTATTGTATTAGAAACTGACTTTTCTTCATTTATGGGATTATATATTGGGTTATGAATACCAGCATCACTTGTGGTTGTTCCAGCCGGACTTGCATTTTTTAATAATGCTTCTCGTATTTCCATAGAAAGATTTCCCCAATTTTGTTTGTTATAATATGTTGGTAAGTTAAAAGATTTTAAAATTTGTACTCTGTCTACATTGGTCATTGTATCCCAATGTCTATCGCCTAAAAGTTCTGATTTTTTAAAGACATTATTTTTGTGAACTGGATACATTCTGCCTTCTGACATTATATTCAGTTTATCCCCATTCAATCCTGCTATAATTCCTGACTTTTTATATTCTGCAAAAACGACCTCATCTCTTGGTTTAAATATTGACTTTATTAGTTCAAATCTCTTTTTATATACTTTTTGTGCTTCTTTTGTATTAGCCTGTTTTTCTCCTCTTGCACTAGGCATAGGGGATCTAGTTATATCTTCTTTATCTTCACCTGCATCTATACGCATTTTTTTGCCACCTACAGTTATCCATTCCTCAGCATCTTTATCAGTATCAGCTTTATCAGGAGATGGCATATTTAAATTATATATAGTAGGTATTTAAAGTTTTAGATTCTACCACCCTATATACTCGCCTGTACTTTCAGGACTCCAAAGATCAGGAACATCTCTTATAAAATCAACCTTTTGTTGTCCAAATACTACTAATGCAAGGCTATCACTATAGTCGTCAGCGTGTTCACTACGGACTTTGGGTTGTTGATCCTTGAATTTACCATGATCCCAATACATATATGACAACTGTTCTACTAGTTTATCCCTTCCATAGTCTTCTATTAATGAAAGATTAATTAGTCTTCCCGAGCCTTTTGGGTTTATTTCTTCAAACAAACGTTCCAAATTGATATATAAGTTGGTTTTATCAGATTTAAAATTGATTCCATACAAGTTCATGTCAGGATCTACCTCTCTGCACAAGTCCATTAACGTGTCACCCATTCCTGTTTCGTCAATATATATTCTTCTTAGTCCATATATACGGTTGTATTCTGAAATCTTTTTGGCAAGTTTTGGTTGTTCTGTGGTTAGTTCAGTATATATTTCCACAGGGTATATAACCCCATCTCTAACTCCCGCAATAGTGATCACAGTTTCATCTGCACCTTTGCCACTCGTATCCACACCTGCATCATAATACTCAAACTTTGGTCTTTCAACAGGTGTAAGTGCCTCTTGTAACAAATTGTAAGGTATAAGACTGTTACCACCGTCAAGAAATTCCCCATATATTTCCTGTCGTTCAGCAGCTTTTGTAGTTCCCCTGATAAGTTTAAGAACCTGTGGATCACTAGCCGCAAGTGGGTTGTCAAAGGTAGTTACATGGAATTGAGTCCACGGATACTTTTGTTTGTCTTGATGTCCTTCTATTGCTTTGGGCTTACCATGCTCATATAATGTGTGAGAGTCCATACATGATTTGAAAAACTGACCTGACTTTCCCTTTGGTGTACTTGTTAATAGTATGTGTGGTTTGGTTGTAACCGTACTTGGCAAAAAGGCATCAAAGACAACTTGAGGAATATAAGCTGCCTCATCCAGTATTGCATAGTGTACGGTAAATCCTCTAAGTGAATCTCCTGTATCTCCTATTGGTCTTACAATAAAATTAGTCTTCCCCGTTCCGTCATACCATTCAATAGTAATTTCTGTCTTGATTTCCCTTGTTACTTTCTTACTAAGTGTAGGACTCATGTGTATAAACTCACTAATCTTGGATAAAATCAAGTGTGCTTGATCTTTAGATAGTGAGGCAATTACAACATTTGCCACCCCCGTGTCTATGTTACTTGCAAACAATGGTGCAAAGAACGCAAAGTGTATTGCCTTTAAAGCGGCATTTGTAGACTTGCCGACCTGTCTTCCCGTTCTATATACAACGAACCTGTCATAACAATCAAGGAAAGCCTTGTTATAATCAAACACATCAAAACCTAAAAATTTATCTACAAAGTATGAACAGTTCTTAAATGAATTTACAAGGATCTTTGCATACTCTACGGGATCTTTTACATACTCTACGGGTGGTAACTTTCTAAGACTCATCTAGTAGTTCCCTACTTAGTTTGACTGTCTTGGCTATCTCATGCTTTTGGTTGTCACTTAATGATTCTGTTTGTGTTATTTCTACAGTTTCTCTTTTTGTTTTAATCTCATTAATTACCTTCCCCAAATTTGTAAGTGAGTTTATACGCTTGGTAACTTCAGGATTAAGTTCACTATTTTGATCTTCCATGCTTTCAAAGAACGCTAGTTTTTCAAAGTTGTTATGAAACTCTGCTTCCATCAAGTCAAGAGTTCTACCCCCTGTACTGTCAATCAGTTTAGCAATATCTTTTCTAATTACACATAATGAATCTGCTTGAAATTTTGGACATATACCGTTGCCACCTAACTCTTGTGGTCTAAACTGACACCCGTTGCACTCTGGTGGCAGGTTTCTAGCATAGTTTAGGCTCTTAACATTAGCAGGTATTTTTTTTGGTAGTGTCCTTTTATCAATAACTAACTCTTTTTCCCCCGTTATTTCATCTTTTTTCTCGATTAGTTTGACCATATATATACTTTTTTAAATACTATTTAAGGCTTGTTTCTGCTCTACTAGCACAAGTTTTTTGTAAAGATCTTCTTCATAATCAGATAGTTTTACTTTAAATGGTTTGACTTTTCCATCCCATGATATAACCAATATAACACCCTGTTCTATTTTTTGACCTGTGCAAAACTCCCACATCTTACCGTATGCACATAGTTGTATAAAATAATCCTTGCTTTTGCATTGTGATTTTGTCTTTGGTTTTCTACTGTTCTTAAAATCAACTATGCTTAATACTCCGTCATATTCTCCTATGCAATCCGCTGTTCCTGCAAGTTGTAAATCATCACTATATATTGGAACTTCTAAACCATGAACGTTATCAACGTGTTCTGTCAAGTGTTCTGATAGTGGTACAAACAAGTCCATTGGATCTATTTCTTCTATCTTAGAACTTGGCTTATTTACAGTTGCATTACTTAGATATTCTTCTGCAAGTTTGTGAACTATGTTTCCCATTTCCATACTGTTTCCCCCAATTTCCTTGCATCTGATTTCTGCTTGTGCCTCTGTTATTTCCTCATCTCTTGCAACTTTAGCCACCCAAAACGGATACCATTCTTTAGTGTCTAATACTTTTAATACTGTTGTTATGCTTGGATAAGTTTTACCTGATTCTGTTTTATAAAAATGACCTTCTTCTGTGTGTGCTGTTTCTACAAATGGTCTATCAATCTTATGCTTTATATTGCTAAACATTTATTTATTAGAAGCGAATGGTCTATTTATATGTTTAAGATTGTAGAAGATAAACTAGACACTATAAATGAAAATTTGATTAAAACAAATGAATTACTAGCAAAAATAGAGGAAAACCTTAGAGTTCCCAATATGATTGA